CCGGAACTTCCGCTAGCTCCACAGCTTTTGATGTGTGGGGCACGCGGACGACGCGTATAAAAACGCGTCGTTGGTTCGAAGGCGAGTTTGTCTATATTCCAAAAGCATCGTTCGATCCTCATAAGTATTTGGATCGTTTCGAGACTTTGATTAGTCTGGAGGTAACACCCTCCGTGCTCTGGAATCTAGCGCCGTGGTCTTGGTTCGTTGATTGGTTCGCCGACATAGGCGGAGCAATCGCTTCCATGGAAGCTGGTATGACGAACCGTGTCATCTCCTCGTATTTCTATGGTATGGAAGAGGTTAAGTCCTCTACACACCTTGCGCTTACGCGTATGAGGCTTAGGTCCAACGGTTCAACCGCTGGCCTACCTCAATCGTACTCGCAATTCACCACGCTTGAAACCAAGCGTAGAATACGTGGAAACCCTTTCGGTTACTCAGGATCTTCGTTTGCTACTCTTAACAAGTCGCAGATGGATATTCTGATTGCACTCGGTCTCACAAAGACCAGGTAGTGCAAATCACAGTGAACAATCCACCCACCGCTCGAAAGAGCAACAAGGAGAACCAGTGCTTTCTGATCCGCAGTCCGTTACCATCTCTGGAACGGCTACCTCACTGCCCCGACTCGAGGAACGCGCTAACACGCACGTGTACTCGAACCGTGACGCAGGAGTTGACCTTTATGTCACCCAGACGGTTGACAAGGTCGGTACTCTGCGTTCGTCCATCTCTCTTGTCAAGGCTGAGCTCTCGACTGATCCCGTTACCGGGCTCAAGTCGAAGCTCCGCCCCTCGGTGTCCGTTTCGACCCAGCAGCCAGTTGGTACTGCTGCGGGTTCTGTGGAGGCTCTTTACGATGCCCTCACAACGGCTCTCGAGGCAACGACCAAGGCCCTTCTGAAGAAGGTCATTGGTGGAGAGAAGTGAGTGCGCTTGAAATGCTTATCATGGTAGGCGTGGTGATCTTGATTACGATCTCGATCTCCGCGTTTGCCATGGTGGCCACCTTCAAGCGCTGATCAGGAAGCTACTGGCTGGAAGACAACCTCAACGAAACGAGGGGCCTTGAAAAGCCTGGTAACTCTCCATCTGGCCGTCCTACATGATGTAGGACGTTTTTGCGCTACTGACACGACGAGAGACGAGTTCACACTCATATCTCGCGTCGAACACGAGGGCGAGTCTTTTTTGACTCTTACCCTTCCATTGTTCGTTAAAGCCCTTGAGAAAGGCTTGCACGATGGACAATGGCCGCGTCACGACATGACGAATTTCTGTTATGTCCGAGGGCTCCCCGCTTTTATGCGAGGTTTCCTCACGCGTGTGTTCAATGACGATGGCAGTATTCTTGACGACCCAGATCATAATTCAATCTGGGCTGTGCGTCAACTTGGAATGTTGACCCAGAAGATTGAACGTGATTGCACCCCCGAAAGGGAGCAAGCTGCGTTCGATTCTTTCGTCTCTACCGATGACGAATTGCGAACTCACTTTGAATCTTTTGATTGGGATTCTCGTGAGGCTGCACAGTTCGATCGAACTGTGCTATCGCTCTTCGGCGGCATGTTTGACCAACTTGAGACCTTGGTCTCGAGTTATGATCTCATTCCGCGGCACGGACCTGGCGCTGTGGCAGACAAGTTGTCACACCCGGAGCGCTGGGATTTTGGTTACTGGACGGAACGTCTTGATGACGTTTTTCCAGCCTGGAGGTATAGTGCAAACTCTACCGCCAGTCCTATCCGTGATCTCATTCCCATGGATCAGGAACTACCTGTAAGGGTTGTTTCTGTTCCGAAGACGCAGAAAACTCCTCGAATCATCGCAATTGAGCCCTCTACTATGCAATACGCACAGCAGGGACTGAAACGAGAGCTCTATCGGATTGTCTCCGATACCGATCTCAGCGGGATCCTTGGGTTTACCGATCAGGAAAGAAACCAGAAATTGGCCCATGAAGGGTCCATTTCTGGTGACCTTGCTACACTCGACTTGAGTGAGGCATCTGATCGGGTGCACGTCGATCTAGTCGCGAGACTTCTTCGACGATGGCCGCACCTGCGTGACTTTGTCATGGCGACAAGGTCTAGGACTGCAGACGTGCAAGGAAATGTTATTCCCCTTGCTAAGTTTGCGTCCATGGGATCTGCTCTGACCTTCCCTATCGAAGCAATCATCTTTACGACAATTGCTGTGATGGGTGTCAGTTCGCAGACGGTTCCACTGCCCGCTCAGCTACTTGCTGGGCGTGTCAGCGTCTACGGGGACGACATCATTGTCCCCGTTGGCGTTGTAGATCGCGTCGTTCACCTCTTGGCCCTCTTCGGGTTCAAAGTGAACGTGCACAAGTCTTTCTGGAACGGACAGTTCCGTGAGTCTTGTGGAAAGGAGTACTTCAATGGTACCGATGTGTCCATTGTACGTCTCCGTGCAGAGGTTCCAACCTCACG